ATGAAATTAAGCAAATTAGTTGGTCAAACAGGGATACTTGGTGCAGGTCTTTTTCTTGCGGTTTCTTTTGGAGCCTCAGCAGAAAGTGTCACAAATGTGAATAATGATAATAATGTTGTGCGCTCAGCCCCTTTTGCTAGTTGTGTTAATCTTGATAAAGAACAACTTGCCACTAGAGTGAAAAATGATTATTTACTCAATCGATTACCTCGCTGGCAGGATGATAAAAAAGCGCTAGGACCAAAACCTGTGGCGAATATTAATGCGAACGATGTTATCAAAAGAGATAATAGCTATCATGTTATCTTGGATGTAAGAGGTGCTCGTACCGATCTACGTTACAATGTTGAAGTTAATTGTGATGAGAATAAAATTACCTATATATCAAGTAAATAGTATCATTTAACTGATAAAAAATAGCGATTTTTCGCCCATTTTTTATATCATTACTTGAAAATAAAAAAGAGATAAACGTAAATGTTTATCTCTTTTTTTAATACTGAGCACGGTATTTATTTCGACTCAAAAGGTAAGCGAGAATAGTGTTGGCTTCGTGCTCGATAAAAGGTCACTCTTTCTTGAAAATAGCTTTGTAAAGCTTGAGGTTGCTCTCTTGCTATCGCATCAGCCACTACTGGCATATTATAACGCTCTTTAAAGGCAACCCCTGAAGCGGCTAGGTTGACATTAATTTTATCTTTTTCTTCTTGTGTAAGTTCAGCAAGGTTATAACCCATGGTACTTTCTCCCTTGTTATATGAGAGTAAAGTAAAAGAGAGCGATGAGTAATGCAAGTAACTAAAAGAAATTATTTTAAAAAATTTTAAAAAAAGAAATAGAAAGCAATTGTATAGATAATGGATAAAAAACTTTATTACTAATAGTTATTAGTAGTAAATAATATTGCCTTTAAATAAATTATTCTACTGGTACATTTTTTAGCTAGCCAAGGTAACATGTTTATTATATTGAATTAATTATATTTAAAATTAGTTTTTTTAATGTTTCTCTGAGTCAGTAACCAATTTTGACGAGTTTTATATTTGATCTAGATCAATTTTATTTATATAAATTATTTTTACATTATAGATAAAGTAATAATTAAATTTTAATAAAATGTTAATATTGTCTATTTTATGTTTTATTTTTTAAGTTAATTTTTATAAAAACGATTGAGTAATCACTAACAGAATGAAAAATAAGGATAAAAAAAAGCCCTGTTGGGGAAACAGGGCAAAAAATAATACAACACCAGGGAAAAATGTATTATAAATAAAATTAACTAAATGGTTAATAAGTAAATTTACGTGAATATTGATTTTTTTATTAATCAAAAAATAATCAACATTAAATTGTTATGGAAACAAAAGGGAAAAGGCGATAATAAATAAGCAGAAAATGGAAATAAGTAAAATAAAATTTAAGTAAAAACAAAGAAGATAGAGAAGAAAAAAGGAGTACTTTAAAACATTTTTTATTAATAGAGTTCGTAATAGTCCTGTCCCTAAAGTAAAGTTTTTAATATTTTGTTAAAAAATAATAATTTCGTTCGTTAAAGTGTTATTACTCTTAGAAAGTATCATTATTTTTTGGGGTTCTGTGTTTACTATATACCGTGAAGAATTCATATCCACAATTCTCTTTCTGATTTTTGCTTTTGCAACTTATTTAATATCTTTGATAGTTTCGCCACCAACTAAATTAGAAATAAAAAAATTTGAAGATTACGTGACCAAATATTATGAACAGTAGATAATTATTTCTCATTTCAATGTAAAGAAGTGTAAGTTATCTGTTCCCATGTTTTTGTATGCTTGCCTTCTCAATAATAGGGGCTTTTTATCTTATTTTTCATGTTTATATTGATAAGTGGCACTCAGACGTGAGCCGCCACTAGGTCGTCTAATCAAGTTGCGAGAAGTAGCCTGTGTGATGCAGAAAAAGGTTATTCGACCATCCCCCTTTCCGAGCTGGTTTCACGTCTTAACATTTTATTGTTTACGGAAACCACTTCATGAAAAAACTACTCGAATTACGCCAACAAAAGGCAACTCTCACCGAGCAAATGCGTTCACTGCTCACTAAAGCTGAAACTGAAAAACGCTCACTCACCGAAGATGAAGCGAAAAACTTTGATGAATTGCGTAGTCAGTCGGAGTCTCTGAATACTGAAATTGCCCGTTATGAAGTGATAGCAGAGGAAGAACGTTCTCAAACAGGTAAGCACGTATTAGGTGATAAAGCCGTCAGTAATGATGAATTACGTCATTATATCCTGACAGGGGAAACCCGGACGTTATCGACAGGGGTTCCGGCTGATGGTGGCTATACCGTTATTCCTGAACTGAATAAGCAGATTATGCAGCAATTAACCGATGATTCGGTGATGCGTAAAATCTGTACCATCAAAACGACTCACAGCAACGAATATAAACAACTGGTTTCTGTGGGTGGGGCAAAGGTCAATCACGGTGAAGAGGGGCAAGCCCGCACCGAAACTGGCACGCCGAAGTTAGAAGAAGTCAGTATCAAATTATTCCCTATCTACGCCTACCCCAAAACCACGCAAGAAATTATTGATTTTAGTGATGTGGATATTCTTAGCTGGTTAACCACTGAAATTGGCGACACGTTTGTTGATACCGAAGAAACCGATCTTGTGACGGGTGATGGTACGAAAAAAGCAAAAGGATTCTTAGCTTATCCTCGTGAAGCCAAAGCCGATAAAGTGCGCGCGTTCGGTACATTGGAAAAACTTGACGTTGCCAGCATTGAAGCCGATAGCCTGATTGACCTGAAATTCAAATTACGTGCGAAATACCGCAAAAATGCCGTTTGGGTGATGAATTCCAATACTGTTGCTAAAGTACAGAAGCTGAAAAATGGCAATGGGGATTATATCTGGCGTGACCGTTTACAGTCTGGCGATCCTGATACCTTATTAGGCTTACCGGTTCATTATCTCGAAAACATGGCTGATGATGTGATTGCATTAGGTGACTTTAAACGCGGTTACTTCATTGTGGATCATGAAACGGGTACACGTACTCGCCCTGACAACATTACTGAACCCGGCTTTATCAAAGTTCACACCGATAAATATTTAGGCGGTGGGCTGGTGGATTCTAACGCCATTAAAGTGTTGGAAGTTAAAGTCGCGGGTAAATAACTCAAGGGGCGTTCCTGTGATCTCAGGAGCGCTCTTTATTGTCAGGAATGTGTTATGAAAAATATTGAGTTAGAAATCCGTACCACCACGCTGTCAGTCAATGATAAAAAGCTGGTGGGTTATGTCATTAAATGGGGCTTACGTTCTCATGTACTTTGGGATGAGTTTGTTGAGCAGTTTGCCCTAAATGCGTTCAGTAACAGCTTATCAAAGGGGAGTGATGTCAGGGCGTTATACGAACATGATTACACTAACCTATTGGGACGCACGACTTCTGGCACATTACAGCTTACCGAAGATGAAATAGGGTTACGTTTTGAACTCACTCCGCCTGATACGCAACTAGGACGTGATGTTCTCACCTTGGTTGAACGAGGTGATATTGACGGTATGAGTTTTGGTTTCCGAGCGATTAAAGATCAGTGGGATATTGGTCAAGAGCCGTATGTCAGAACTGTATTAGAAGCCGAACTCCATGAAATCACTATCACCAGTTTACCCGCTTATCCTGATAGTGGCGTAGAAATTGCCAAACGCTCCTTAACACTCAGTAAACCGCAAGCGGTAAAAGATTTTGACCGCTGGTTACAATTGGTTGAGGTGGAATAATGTGGCCATTCAAACGTAAAGCCTCCGAATCCCGCAGTCTAAGTATTGATGAGTTTCTTTCTCTGGCGGGGATATCTAACACAAGCTCCGGGGAACACGTTAGCTCGTCAACTGCGGAGGGCTTACCTGCCGTGATGAATGCGGTGACGGTCATCAGTGAAGCTATTGCCTCCATGCCCTGTTTTCTGTATCGGGTACACAATGATAAAGGGCGCGAATCAAGAGAGTGGTTAAGTGATCATCCTGTTGATTATCTTCTCAATGAAAACCCGAATGACTGTCAGACCGCTTTTCAATTTAAGCGTACTTTAATGCGTCATTGTTTGCTCAATGGTAACGCCTATGCGGTGATTGCGTGGGGCAAAGATGGGCAGCCTAAATCAATACATCCTTATCCCCCTAGTGCGGTAGTGATTAATCGACTTGGGGATCACCGATACAGTTATACCGTGACTGAACCGTATAGCGGTAAGGTGAAAACCTATCTACAAGAAGAAATCTTGCATTTACGTTATGCGACCGATGACGGTTTTTTAGGTCGTTCACCCGTCACGATTTGCCGTGAAACATTGGGCTTAGGATTAGCTCAACAACGACACGGCGCGAGTATCATGAAAGACGGCATGATGGCATCTGGCATTATTAAATCGGGTGAATGGCTCGATAGCCTCAAAGGAACTAAGGCATTAGAAGCCCTAGAGCGCTACAAAGGGGCACGTAATGCAGGGAAAACCCCCATTCTTGAGGGGGGCATGGAATATGAACAATTAGGCATGAGTAACCAAGATGCGGAGTGGTTAGCCTCAAGGCGTTTTACCATTGAAGATATTGCCCGTATGTTCAACATTAGCCCCATCTTTTTACAAGAGTATTCCAACAGTACCTACAGTAACTTTAGTGAGGCAAGTCGCGCCTTACTGACCATCACTATGCGCCCATGGTTAGCCAACTTTGAGCAACAAATTAAATCAGCGCTATTACTGACCTCGCCCACACCGAATATTCGCTATCAAGTGGAATTTGATACGGCAGATTTACTCCGCGCTAATCCCACTGAACGTTTTCGCAGTTATGAAACCGCGATTAAGTCGGGGGTCATGTGTCCGAATGAAGCCCGTGAGCGTGAGGGATTGCCTCCTCGTGAAGGCGGTGATGAATTTAGTCAGGCATGGAAACAGACCGTTGAAGTTAAAAAAGAGTCTGACAAGGTGGATGAATGAAAGCAGGACGCATGAATCAACGGGTGACTATTCAACGCTCAAAGCTTAAACCGGATGCGCTTAGTGGTAATGAGGTGATGTGGTTCGATATTGCGAAAGTTTGGGCTGAGGTAAAAGGGATACGAGGGCGCGAGTATTTTAGCAGTCAGCAAACACAGAGTGAAACCACGGTGAGAGTTTGGTTACGTTACTTTCCTGATATTACCACGGCAGATCGATTGGTGTTTAGCTACGCCGGCACGGATGGCAATCATTGGGATATTAAAAGTATTGTGGCCGATAAAGCCAAGGGCAGTATGGAAATTATTTGTGAGGGTGTAGAGCGTGACTAAACCTAATATCAGTCTTGATGAAGTGAAGTTGCATTGCCGTATTGATGATGATTATGACGATGCCATATTAGCTATTTATATTGATGCCGCATTAGAAGTTTGCCAACAACATATCGGTAAACGATTTGATGATGGATTGTCGTTCACTCCTGCAATCAAAGTGGGCTGTTTAATGTATATCAGTTTGCTTTATGAGAACCGAGAAATGGTAGGCAGTGATGGATTAAAAGAAGTTCCGCTGACTATTCATTCTCTGTGGTCAACCTATCGAGATGTGGGAGTGTACTAGATGCCATGGCAACCCCTAAAGCGTTGTAGTTATCAAGGCTGTAATAAGCGGGTGAAGTCTGGACGGTGTGATGAACATAAACAAGAAGCTAGACGGCAACAGGATAGCCAGCGAGGGACACGAACCGAACGAGGTTATAGCAATCAGTGGGGCAAGTACCGTTTACAGTATCTCAAGTTAAATCCGTTATGTGTGCATTGCCTCAATAAAGGGATATACACCCCTGCAACCATTGTTGACCACATTATTCCTATTAACGGCGATAGTGATGTGTTGTTTTGGGTGGATTTTAACCATCAAGCGTTATGTCACAGCTGCCATAACACCAAAACCTTTAAGCACGATCCACTCACTAAGCAAAAGCGTAAAAATGGGGAGTATCGAGAGTTAGAGGCAAAAGCAACACGGCATAATGATTGGCGAGATGAGTATAACCACAATGCGTGAAAATGAAATAAATCAGTTGGTTAAAGGACTCTTAAAGCACAGTGAACCGTATAGACAACGACAATTAAAAATGCCTACAAAGCCCATTACAGGGCGCAATACTCAACGTGATAGGGAGCTAATGGAATGTTTCAGAAATCGTTAGAGAAGCATATAGAAAGGGTAGGGGTATCAAAAATGACAAACGCCCTCGTCTCAGGAACCGCCCCCCTCCTCGAATTTTTACGCACGGTAATTTTTTTGAAAATAATTTACTAGGAAATAGAAATAGTTATGGCAAGAGCACCTAAACCCCCTGTTTATCTTAATGAGATAGCGACGAAAGAGTGGAAAACAAAAGCCAAAATATTGGCAGAACGTGACGATCTGACGTTAGCCGATTGGAACAATTTAGAATTGTATTGCGTCAATTATGCGATGTACCGTAAAGCGGTTGAAGACTTAGATAATCGAGGGTTTAGCATTATCAATAGTCAAGGCAGTGAGAGCCGTAATCCCTCATTGAGTGCCAAGGCTGATGCTGAAAAAATTATGATTAAAATGTCTTCCTTACTGGGGTTCGATCCCGTTTCTCGTCGTAAAAATCCGATTGAAACAGAGGAAGAGGATGAATTAGATCGCCTATGAACGCATGGGAGCAGTACGCAAGTGATATTAAAACAGGTAAAATCCCCGCCTGTCAGCGGTTAAAACAAGCGGTTGAACGTTACTATAATGACTTAAATAATCCGCTTTACACCTTTGATAATGAGATTGTAGAGCGTTTTATCGGGTTCTCCCGTGTTTGCCCACATGTTAAAGGGCACTTGCGAGGTAAGCCGATAGAGCTTGAGCCGTGGCAACAATTTGCCTTTGCGAATCTCCTTGGTTTCAAGGTGATCTCAACGGGGCGAAGAAAATACCGCAGTGCTTATATTCAGGTTCCCCGCAAAAATGCAAAATCCACCGTTGCAGCAATACTGGCTAATTGGTTCTTGGTGATGGAAAACGGGCAGCAAGATATTTATACCGCTGCAGTAAGCCGAGATCAGGCGCGTATTGTTTTTGATGATGCCCGTCAAATGTGTGTGCTATCTAAACCGCTTAAAAAACGGGTGGCCATACAGCAACATAAAGTCATTAATCCGAAACGCAATAGCTTATTGAAACCTCTTGCCGCTAAAGCCGCCACGATTGAGGGAACCAACCCCAGTTTAGCCATTGTTGATGAATATCACTTACACCCTGATAATGCGGTTTATTCTGCTCTTGAGTTAGGGATGGGGGCGCGTCCTGAGGGTATTTTATTTGCGATCACAACGTCAGGGAGCAATGTCATTTCAGCCTGTAAACAACATTATGATTATTGTTGTCAAATCCTCGCCGGTGAAGAACAAAATGAATCGTTATTTGCTTTGATTTATGAACTTGATGACGAAAAAGAAATTGACGATGAACGCCTGTGGATAAAGGCGAACCCCAATCTTAATGTGTCGGTTGATGGTGATGCTTTGTATGACACGATACAAAAGGCGCGAGGCATTCCCTCACAATGGACAGAAATGTTAACTAAGCGTTTTAATATCTGGTGTCAGGGGGAAACGCCTTGGATGGGTGAGGGCGCATGGTTAGCGTGTGAAATGGACTATACCGAGACTGACCTTAAAGGCTTGGCGTGTTATGCAGGAATGGATTTATCTTCTACGGGGGATATTACCAGTGTCTGCTATACCTTTCCTGTTGATAATGAATTGTTGTTATTGACTCGCCACTATATCCCCGAAGCGCAGTTACAGAACCCCGCCAATAAGAACAGGGCGATTTACCGTCAATGGGTTAAATCAGGTTGGCTTCGTACCACTCCTGGTGATTGTATTGATTATGATCGCATTCGTGATGATGTGCTAAGAGATAGCCAACAATTTAATATCAAATTGACAGGGTTTGATACATGGAACGCTACCCATTTAAGGACACAGCTACAAGGTGCGGGGTTAGATGTTGAGCCATTTCCTCAAACTTACATGAAGTTTAGCCCTGTGGCGAAATCAGCCGAGGTATTTGTTAATCGTAAAATCATTCGTCACAATGGCGATCCCGTGCTTGCGTGGGCGATGGCTAATGTCGTCATGGAAACGGACGCAAACGCGAATATCAAACCGAATAAAAAGAAATCAGCCAACAAGATTGACCCTGCAATTGCTTTCCTTATGAGCTTTGGTACATGGCAAATTGAGCATGAAGACTTTGCTTTCAACTTAACGGGTGAGCAAAAAGAACGTTTAGCCTCATTTGATGGAGTATGAGACTCTTATCTTAAACAGATTAACAGCACATGGTTACTCAAAGTAACTCTGTATGTATTACGTCCGAAGTTGGTTAACTACTTGATTTTTATAATGACCCAAGTCTGGGTCATCAATCATCATGGAAATCATGATAGTTTCCGATGATGGTGAAAATCACCACAGTTGCAGTTGTTGCGATATCACAACATCTTGATTTTGTTCCAGAGGACAAAATTGTCCCCGAGTTATTGAGAAAAACATATTTGTGAAATTATCAATAGGTTAGAACGCTAAACGTACTTACCTCGATTAAGAAGGCTTGAATTACAGCCCTCATCAATAGGACGCCTTAATCTCAAGGTATCGTCACCTAGTGTAAATCTCCAAAAGAGTAAATTATCAGCAAAAAGGTGCACAGTATGCACAGTTGGTGCACACCGTGTTCACCCTTATTTATTATTTAATATCAATGGATTAAGTTAATGGTGCATAGGGTGCACAGTTGAGGGCTTCAAAAAGATTTATAGGGGGGTAGGGAACAAATCGCAGGATAATAGAGTTGTGCTGTACATAATTTAAGCTATTAAAATTTTGTAGTTTACTTATCTTTCTCTTTTCACATTAAGTAATCAATCTGGCGAAACAGGTATCACCATTTTGATCATGCCTTTTATAACTAAATACTTATATGTATGTACTGGAGCTAATTATTGTTAATAGATGCTGTGAGCTTTAATGTGGGGTACACGGTGGGGTAATAATAACAAAAAAGCCCTTAACAAATAATGAAAAGGGCTTTTTAATTCAATTTGTTATACGACTTCTATTAATTCATGCCGTATTTTTTCAGTTTCTTACGCAGTGTGCCACGGTTAATACCCATCATTTGCGCAGCACGTGTTTGGTTACCACGGGTGTATTGCATCACCATGTCCAACAATGGCTGTTCAACTTCAGCCAATACCAGCTCATATAAGTCATTAACATCTTGACCGTTTAATTGAGCAAAATAGTTCTTCAGTGCTTGTTTAACTGAGTCACGTAAAGGTTTTTGGGTTACCTGATCTTGTGAATTTACAGTGGCAACGGTTAGTACGTCTGAATTTACGCGTTGTTCGAACAT